ATCTGAGTAAGCCTGTCCTGTACTGATACCTAGTATCTGTGTCTGTACTGCTCCACTAACTCCTACCATACATAAGTCACTATTACTTGCGTTAATGCTCGGACTAATTGCACTAGGTGGGTTAGTCCTAACTGTACTCTTGCTGTCTGTACTTGTTGTTACTGTACTTGTACTGGTACTGTTTGTAACAATAGGGTCAGCAGCCATAGCTGAGAACGACACTATCCAAAATGCTACAACTATAAACCCAGCTATTACATTGTTACGCAGTCTGTCAGACATTAGGCTTCTAGTGCTGTTATACGAGCCTCTAACTCTTGTATTGTTTTGACCAGTAAAGGTACAAGTTTGCTTTGGTCTATGCTTTGCATTAGCGGAATTCTGTTTCCATCATCATCAAGTTTATTATCTCCAACAGATACTCCTTCAGGCAAAGTTTCAAACGCCTCCCATACTTGAAAAGCATCTTTTTCACCACTAATTGCTTCAGGTACAACACTTGATACTTCGTGTGCTATAAAGCCATCAACAAGAGTATTAGTGTCATCTGCTATAAAATTAAATCTTGCTGGTTTGAGTTGTTTTAGTCTTGTTGTAGCATCCCAAGTGTAATCTACATTTTCTTTTAGTCTGTAGTCTGAGCCTGTAGTGTATGTAACTGCGGAATTACTAATTTTAATGCTTCCTCTTTCTGTGTTACTACCATCTTTAAATGCTACTATTCTTTCAGCAGAACCACTATTAACATCACTTCTTCTAAACATTCCAACGCCACCAAAAACATCAAGTTTATCTCCGGGAGTTCCGCCAATTCCTACATTTCCAGAAGAAGTAATACTTAGGCGGTCATTTCCCGAAGTTGCTAAATTAAGCGTGTCTGCATTGTGGTCATAATGTACCATTCCTTTATAAGCTGCTGCACCTGTGCCATCTGCAAAATGAATTTTAGATTTACTTGATGTACCAGCAACAATAGTCATACCTTGATGACCAGTACCACTTCCTACAACTAAATTTTTAGCTTCTGCATCATAAGAGTTTGGACTTGTGTTTGCTATCCCTACCTGTTCACTTGAATCAATTGTTATAGCAGTAGCATCTGCATTGTCATCAATACCTGTCGAGGTAAAGTTAGGTATCGTACCTGTCAGCTTGGTCGCATCAATCGTAGTAGAAGTAAACGCACCGCTAGAGCTGATACTCGCTTTCTCTACTCCGTTGGCTTGGAACTTTATGTCCTTAGAAGAACCATCAGCGTTTAATGTTAGATGTTCGTCACTTGATTTTATTGTGGACATTATGTATCTCCTAATCTCATAAAGGTCATATGTGTTTCATTTGCTCCAGTGCTTCCTCTAACTGTTGTTCCAGTTTCAGCGTGTGTTGTTTTAAATCTCACTTTTCTTGTCGATACATCTGTTACATCAAATATAAAAGAAATAGTACCGTTGCCATACCAATTACTTGATTCTACGTTTATTGAAGCATAAGCAGAAGCAGCAGTATCATAACTAGAATTATCTAAAGTTGTTTCTATAGAAAAATATGTATATCTATTATCGCTATCATTCAATGTTGAAACTGTGTACTCAATTTTCCATATTCCTGTTGATGGAAAAGTGAATATGCCGCTAGATTCTGACATACCTGTACCAATTTTTCCATAACCATCTGAATCTACTCTTTCTAAATTTGATGCAATAGGCTCAGCATTACCTGTAAAATCTGTAGTTAATCTCCATTGGTCAACTTCTTTAAGTCCTCTTGCTCCAGTAGCAAAATCAGCATCAACGATTGTTCCGTCTTGTATTTTGTTGACTCCAGTTGAGCCACTAATCTCTGTTGGCATTTACTACTCCTATGGTTTAGGGTTTGCGTCTTTTACAGCTTTAATTGCTTTGTGCCACTCACCTGTTGCGTCTAACTTACCAGCAGTCATATCGTGGTACAGTTGGTCTAACTGCTCCTTAATTTCTGCATAAGCTGTTGCCCTTGTTCTTTGGTATGCGTTACCATCATAGACACCTTGAAGTCTTGTAACCTCTGCTGCTAGTTCGTCTGCTGTGGGTTCAGTTTGTTCTGAATCTAACCACTCTAATTCGTCACCTCGCAATACCCATTCAGCGTTTGGCTTTAAAGATTGAAGGGCATCGACTGTTGTCATCTCATTTGCCATTTCTTGCTCCTGTTAAAAAAATTAAATTAATCATCCCGCTATCTCCATAAGTGTTAATGAAACTCCACCATCTCCTGTATTAAAATATACAGAACCATTAATTTGTTTAGCGTATACATCATAAGATATTGAAGATGTTGATGATGGTGAATCTAAATATGTAATACTATGAACATTAAAAAATGGGTCATAAGGAGAACTGTGCGTAGTTTGTGAGTTAGTTAATATAGTAGAATCTCTGTAGATAACAGATACTAAACGCCTACCTTGATTGTTACAAGTTAAAGCACCACCACTTAACATAATTAATATTTTATTACTTGTACTTGATGGTGTAATACTTGCACCTAATCCTGTATCAACAAAAGATGATGAAGCAATTGCTATATTACCCATTGTGGATGTGCTTACAACTTGAACTACACTACCAGTAGGCATACTCGCACTTGTCATTCCCGATAGCTGATTCTGTAAGGCTATAGTGCCTGAACCATCTGCGGTTTCTAATTGGTCTACTTTAATTTTTGATGCCATTACCCAGCTACCTCCATAAGAATTGTAGTTGCACTATTAATATCTGTTAAATGACCAGCATTGTCATTATGTCTAAGACTTCCTCCTGAAGCTGAAATATATACATCAAAAGAATAAGTAACTGCTGAAGTAGTATTAGGTGAATCTAAATAAGTAGTGTCAAAATTTACTGATGTTAAAGCTGAATCACCACCATATCCGTGTCTAGCCCTAACTCTTATTTCTGTACTATCCCTCATAATTCTTAATCCATAAGAAGAACCAGCACTAGCACATCCTCCAGCTGAATGAATAATAAGTATTTTGCTTGATGCAAATTTGGGAGTAATAGTTGCTGAAGGTTCTACTGAAATCCAAGAACCATTAGTTGATGTTTGAGTTTTAGTTGTTGTGCTTGTTTGCACAGTTTGTATAATTGCTCCAGCTGGCATTTGCAAATCAAAACCACTAGGTGCTTGTATCGCTTTGACTTCTAATGTACTCATACCACACTCCAGTTTCCGTTGACAGTTACTGTGTACCCATCAGCAATTGTTATAGGTCCAGCACTCATCCCATTAGATGAACTAGGAATGGTTATATTCTCAGATATTGTTTGGGCATTGGTTCTGATCACACTCGAAGTACCTAGACTTGGACCACCTAACTCTACTGCTGAGTTAATGTCACTAGCAGTAATTGTGTTGTCTAGTATTTCGTTGGTTGTGATTCCACCGCCACTAATTGTTATTGCCATTCGTTACTCCTATGTTGCATCTACCATTGCTTGATAAGCTGTCTTTACTGAGTTAGTCCAAGTCGCTGTGGCTACTGCCTGTACTCTAGCATCTTCACCGCTAATGTCTGTGTCTACCCAAGCATCGCTTTCATTTTTGGTACTAGGCTCTAAAACATTTCTATGAAATGATGAACTTAATTGTTTACCATCTTCTTTAATTCTTGTTGCTGTGCGTACTTGTATTTCACCCATTTCAAGAACTTCTATTTTGTCTACTACTATTTCTTTTGTTAATGCCATTCTATTCTCCTGTTATTAAATGTCCACCCTAAGAATCCACTTAAGGTAATTGTTATGCAGTCATATATGTTATTGACAATATTAATTCACTTCCGTTGTCTACAGCCATAGGTATAGATGTAGCATTATCTCTAACTTGCCAAAAAGCCACTTTAGAGCCACCATTCAAATATATCTCATTGCCTTTATTAGCGTTTGGACAAGCATATGTGGTTATGCTACCCGCACTTCTGCCACTTCCTGTTTGATTAAAAGGCAAAGTCATAGTGCTTAAATTTCCATTTTGTGAATCACCTACTGAGTAATAAACCATAACGTGTACTAATCGACCAACTTTTGTATATAAACAACTATGTAAACTCCCAGTCATAGAAGCATTAGATGTGTCTTTAAATACTGGAGTGTAAGTGCCTTCTTCATAATCGTCTAAAGCATTGGCTGCTGCTGTGTCATTTCCAAACTTTAATCCATCTGCATCAACTCTTAATCTAGTAACACCCGCAGTAGAATCTCTAAAATAAAGATTTCCTTGATAGTTATATATTTGTTGGTCATTACCGCTATTAGAATCAATAAGTCTAATTCCAGCTAAATCTGCACCAGTACCATCTTTAGATATTGTCAAAGCAATACCCGAAGCTGGAGCAGCTCCTATGCCAACACGCTCACTAGAATCAATCGTAATAGCTGTAGCATCTGCACTTGATGTAATTCCAGCAACCCCAACTCCTGTTAAGCTAGAACCATCTCCATCACTATTCAATAATGTACCTGTAGAATCGGGTAGTGTAATCGTTCTGTCTGTACTCGTATTAGGAGCAGCTATGGTTAAGACTCCTGTTCCCGATGCGTTGCCTTGTATTTTAACTTTACTCATTATGCTATCACCCAAGTTGAACCCGTTGGAATCGTGACTGAAACCCCTGAGTTAATTGTAATTGGCCCAGCAGTCATAGCGTTGTTGCCACTTGTAATGCTATAGTTAGCTGCTATTGTGTGAGCGTGTTCGTACAAACCTTTGTCTGTAGTGTTACCACCACCTACTGGACTCCAAGCTGAACCATCGTAAATCTCAGCGCTGGTGTCTGTTGTGTTAAATCTCATAAAGCCAGCAGAAGGTGATCCATCTCTTTGTGCTGTTGTTCCAGCTGGTAAGACTCCAGATCCTGTAGCTGATGTCTTAGTTACTACGGTTGATGAATCAACTGCTACATTTTCCCAAGCACTGCCAGTGTAGACTTTCATTCTGTCTGTGCCTGTATTAAAGTACATATCTCCAGCTGTTAAAGCATCGCCATCGTTATCTACTGTAGGATCACTTGACTTGCCTCCCAGGTAGACATCATCAAAGTTATCTGCTGACGCTGCTGCTGCTGCTGCACTCGCTGCTGCTGCTGTCGCACTAGAAGCTGATTCACTAGCTTTAGTTGTTGCTGTAGTAGCCGAACTTGCTGCACCTGTTGCTGAAGAAGCAGCTTCACTAGCTTTTGTCGTAGCAGTTGTTGCGTGACCTGAAGCAGTAGTAGCTGATGAAGCAGCATTAGTAGCTGATGTACTAGCTTCTGATGCTTTAGTTGTAGCAGTTGTTGCTGAACTTGATGCTGAAGTCGCACTAGAAGCTGCTGCTGTAGCACTACTAGCTGCTGCGGTTGCAGAGTTTCCAGCATTAGTCTCAGCAGTTTCCGCATTAGTTTCTGCTGTTTCTGCGTTAGTCTCTGCTGTCTCAGCTGCTGTCTTGGCAGTTTCTGCTGCTGTCTTAGCAGTATCTGCTCCAGTTTTAGACGTGGCTGCTGCGGTTGCTGAACTAGCTGCTGCTGTGGCTGAGTTTGCAGCTGCTGTCGCACTTGCTGCTGCGTTAGTGGCTGATGTCGCTGCTGCTGCTGCGTCTATTAATAAAGCCCATTTAGCTACGTCAGTGTTCGAGCTAATAGGTTGTGAGCCTGAAGACGTGTGTGCTGTTAAACAAATGTAGACGTTATTATTAGATGTATCTTTAACTAGATCTCTAACTACATAACTTCTTGAAGCAGCCCAATTGCCATTCCATACACCAAGCTCCTGGGTAATCGTTGGATCTCCAGTAGAAGAGAACGACAATACTTTGTTTGCTCTATCTGTTGCTGACTCAGTAAACTCTGATAACGGTATGCCTGTTGTAAACTGACCAAACCTTAATACTCTATTGTTAAGGTCAAACTCAATTTGCTGAATCATCATTGCCAGCTTATCAAGATCATCGTTTAGTGTCTCAGCTCTTAAATCACCGTTAGTTTGGTAGTCTGATGTTCTTGCTACTGGCATATCACGATAGATTGTGATGATGTCTCCAGCAGTTGCGCCAGAACCTAGAGTGACGTTACCACCGTTATCTGTTGCTGCACCACTGACTGTATATTGGGTTGTTAATGTTAACAGCGTACTGCCATTGTAAACTTTTAAATCTGAGTCTACAAAAATAGGGAACGAGTAGGCAAATACAGTCTGCCCACTTGTCGCTGTATATTGATTACGAGGTGTTAAGTCACCTACACTTATTGTTGCCATATTACTGTCCTATACCTGTAAATGATGAATCATATGCCTTCCTTTTCTTAATTTCATTGGCTGTAACTCTTGCAAGGAAGTCAGCGTGCAAAGGTTCAGTCTTGTCCGATAATAGTTTTTTGATTGCAGCTTCTTTAAATTTATTTATAACACTTGTGAGTGCTGCTGCTCTACTTCCATCAGGGCCATCTGTCATTCTTGAATCATTGTAAGCATCACTTTTCATAACCGCTTGCAATGTCTGATGTAAATTCATTCCCTTGTATGGACCTTTTGTATCTGCAATTTCTTTACCAGTAAGAACAACTAAACGGTCATACTCTTCAGGTGTGTATTCAGTCCTAAACTTTCCAGTACCGTAATGTTTTCTGTGCATCCTTATTGGTACTTCTTGTTTAACTATTTCGTCTGCTACTGGGTCTTTTGTATCAACAGAGGTGTACACTGGAGAAACAAAATCCCAACCTAATCCACCTTGTAATACAATTGGTTCACCAAATATATTTCTTCTAGGTGGTAAATCTTTAGATAGACTTGGAGTCCTGGAATAAATACGATCCATAATTGAATAAACTTCATTAACTGTTGGATCAAGTGTTCTTTCTATTTGACCTACCATAGAAGTATATGGAGTCATTGAAGCAACTAAACGACCCATATAAGATTCACCATATCTATCTGGATCTTCAAATGCGTTAATAAAGTTAGCTATACCTTCCATGTATGATTTGTTTTCAAGGTTTTTTGCTATTGCTGTCATTGCAGCAAACGCTACATCTGACGCACCTTCTGTTTCTGCATACTTTAATACTTCAGCAGTATCAGCTGATAAACCTAAAAACATACCTAATGGATCAAGTCTGTTATAAGCAAAATATGTGTCACCAACTTTAATAGAATAAGGTTGCCAGCCAGTAAGTTTAAGTGCTTCTCTAGCTCCTTTTTCTTGTGGACCTCTTCCTGTAATTTTGCCTTCAAGTGCGTAATTAAAACCCATAGCTAAAGCACCAGTACCCATAGACATTCTTGCTAAAGCAACATCTCTCTTAACACCACCAGCTTGAACATCAGCCCACATTTGTTTATTAAATGGTGTGCGATGAGCTGTGTATTTAATAATGTTTGTAGGAGTTCTTACAAACGGTAAAATAATCTTAGCTGGTGGAAAATTATTAATAAACTTTTGAGCATCTTTACCGCTTTGCCCAAGATCATTTGTAAAAGTTTGATACCTTGAAGCATTAGTAGCACCAAGATGTATTTCTTCAGTTGGGTTTTCAATAAGGTCTGCTACTCTTGCAACAAACTCATCACCTTCCAAACCTTCTGAACTTGCTTGTCTATAAGATAAAGCATTAAGTTCCATGCGATACCCTACTGACTTAAAAAATTCGTCTTCTGCGCCTAAGAATCGTGAAGGTAATCTGACAACCCAATCACCAAAAAAGTCTACACCTTTTGCTGTAGAACTGCCCTCTTTAATACTAATTAAAGGGCCTGTCATAGCATTTATATTTTCACTGCTAAAGGCATTGTATTTTCGAGCTTCATATTTCATTGATGGATCTGATGTCTCACCTGTTTTCATTGCTCTATAGGCTAATCTGAAACCATCACGCATACCAGCCACAACACCATAAAACTGACCCATGACTTCACCATATTGAATACCTTCATCAGTTCGCATTATTTTGCTAACAGTTGCTGACATAAATCGCTCTGGTATTGCTAAGCCAGCAACTAAGGCATTAGACATTGTATTAACAGCATGAGTTGCTGGAGAAGACAACAAACCATTAATCCATATTTCCATCATTAAATCAGCACTGTTTGCAAAATGCATTTTTTCCATACGGGCTGTCACTTGAGTTAAATCTTTAGAATCAAGAATAACTTCAGCTAATTTGTTTATTGCTTTTTCACCACCGTATTTGTCAACAGCTTGTTGTAACTGTGTTTGGTATATTGATGATCCTTGACCCATGTCAGCACCAACTGGTATTCTCCAAGCATTTAATGCTCTTCCTGAGTCAGCTGCCATACCAGCTACTGATTGTTGTATCCCTACATGTGATGATATAGCTTGTCTAAATTTAAGTTGAAAAGCAACGTCTGCTTCACCAGCTTGTATTTTTTGAGCCATAGTTCTAAGGTTATCAGCAGACTCTTGTAAAAGTATTCTTGCGCCAGTTACTCTTTCAGGTGATACACCATCTCCTAACTTATATCCAATGATGTTTTCTAATTCTTGTAATGGTACTTTCTTAGCTTTTTTAACTGTTTCATCAAAAGACTGTGGGCCACCACCTCTTGCATCTACAAAGTTATTATTCTTTGAGCCAATGTAATCAATAATACTAACCAACTCGTCTGGGTCAGTAACATTTTGTAGGTTGTAATTACGACCATCAAAACTTACATCAGATTGTCTTGCCCTATTAACAGGTTGTGTTGTATCAAGCACTTCATCAGCAGTTGTAGGAACATCGATATTATCAGTATTAATTGTTGCTGCTTCGTTGACTTGATCCATTCTTTCAGACGTATCAATTAACTTACCAGTGTTAGCACGCTCTATAACATCGTCACCTTGAGTTTTCATAGAACCAAAAAAACCTTTTAGCATTTGTGTTGCTAAACTCATTAAGCTATACCTCCCTGGAACAAGGTCTTTTCAGCTTTTCTTCTTTTAACTAGCCCTTTTAGTATTTTTCCATTGGCTTTAACAAAACCTATTTTTGAATCAAAAGCCTCTTTGACAAATGTATCCATGTCACCTTTATTTAGTGCTTGTAAAGCTTTAGAGTTTTTAAAGTTACCTTGACCAATATTAAATACAAGTGATACAACTGCTGATCTTTGGTTAGGTGTCAAATCAACCGTAACTAAACTGTCTACTGCTTTTTCAGCAACAGCAATGTCTTCTTGTAAATATTGTTCAGCTTGCTCTTCAGTTATTTTCTCGCCTTTCTTAACTCGACCAGTAGACCCATACCCAACAGTGACTAAGTTTTGTGATGCTTCTCCTTTTGTCGCGTAATAACCTATATCTTTGTAACCTTCAAATGATTTGATAAAACTAGCTGTATCTTGTTCTTCAGGTTTGTTAACAAAAATTGCTGCTGGCATACTTTTCTTAATAAACTTCATGGCTTCTATAAAACCACCTACAGCAAAACCTATTGTTGCTCCTTCAAAAACATTTTTTACACGTTTTTCTAATCTTTCAAGTGCTGGAGCGGCATCATCTACTGGTGCGCCTAACCATTCAGTTAATGCTCCTAATTTACTGTCATCATCTACAAGATCAAGTTGATCGATTAAGGTAGATATATTAGCTTCGTCTGGATTGAATGAAGCATCAGCCAATCCTCCAGCTAACATTTGTTGAAATAGTTGTTTACCTTTTCCACCTAACTGTGTAGCTGTTTTTAAACCACCTAATCCTGTGAATATAGACATAAACTGTGTAAGCCCTCTCACTACCCCTTCTGTTGTGGAATCAGGGTTAGATTCAAGTAATTCTGGAATGCGTAACCATTCTTCTTCAGTAAACTGATTGTCAGGATGTAAAGCATTGTTAATATCTCTACCAACACTTAGTATGCCATTCACAGCATCAGCTCCTCCCATAGTCATACCACTAACTACTGGGTTATTAAAAAAAGGGAGAACAAAAGGAGTAATAGCTTTTTGTACTGGTTCTGGAGCAGCATTAAATAATCTTTCAAATAAAGGTTTTTTTTCTTCTTCTAAATTTATCTCAGGTGTAGACATTGGCATATCTTCAGGAATACCAAATTCGTTTACATTTAAAGATATTGTAGGTTCAGCCTGTGCTGGCAATGATGCTAGATGTAAATCTTTAGCATGTTGTACTGAATACATGTATGAGTCTATTTCACCAAGCTTGCTAGTGTAGTCTGCTACAGGGTTATCAGTTTGTCCTTGATAATTAGGCATTAGTTATATCCTAGTTGTGCATTGACATAATCTTTCAGTTGTTTTGCTAACAACTCAGCTTCTTCTTCTGTAATAATGCCTTCATCCAAATCTTTGCCAATTTTTAAAGTTGTTGCGCCACCTTGTGTTTTGCTAGGTGTTCCAACAAAGTAAGTGTTGAAGCCATTAGGCATTGTGTAAGAGTCTTGAAAAGATAAATTTGATGTAGCTGATCTATTTACTTTGGCACTATTGTCTTCGCTTGTATATCTTTCAATGATGCCATTGTAAATATCAATAGCTTTTTCACCGTTTTGTACTCTTTCATAAAGTTCTTGTTGTGCATAACGCATGTTTGCTACATCTTCTTCAGAAAGACCAGAGTCACCAAAAATATTCATTCCAGCTTCTGTAACACCAAAAGCTTTTGCAATAGCTGAATTAGCCTGACTGAAGTAAGGTTTAGTAGTAACTTTACTTGCTGACAAGGCTTTGTCTAAATAAGAAGCAGCTGTATTACCTGTTATATCATCACGATCTAATGCATCTTGTATTAAACGATTCTTCTCAGGCATAGTTAAAGAAGGATCAATCATGTTTTGATATAAATCCCAAGCAACTTCTTCATTATCTTTAACATATTTGTTAGATACTATGTCTTCCATTAATTGCTCAAACTGTGGGCCACTAATGTCTTCTGCTTTATATGCTTGCATCAAATTTTCTTTATGAATCACAGCACCATCTTGAATACCAACTTTCAATAAAGTAAACGTATCAAGTTGATTAGCTACAAGATCATCTTCTTCTTTTTTTTCTTTTGCATCTAGCTCTTTGTTATAGTCAGCTAGATATTGATTCATCTCTGTATAAAGTTCATCTTTTAACTTGTCACTGATTTTGACACCATCAGGAATAAGCGCACTCAAATAAGCACGATCACGAATGAATTTATCAGGGTTTGTATAGAAATCTTGTAAGGCATCCCAACCAGCATTGTTATTTACTTCTTGTGTAAGTTGTTTACCAATAACTCCTGAGATATATTGCTCTTGCATTTCTATTTCAAAAGCCATAGCTTCATCAACAGACTGACCGTTCAATGTCACAATGTCATTAATTTTTGCTTCAAGCTTTTCGTACTGACGCATAACTTGAAAATCCATATCAGATATTTCAACTTCCATCTGTTCATCTAAAGGAGGATTCATTCCTCTCTCCAAGAACTCACCAGCTTGGTGTACAAAATCTTTTATATCTACATCTAAATTTTTCTCAGCATCTGATATAGCTTGTGTCTTTATTCTTACTTGTTCAGCCTCGTAAGGTTTTTTTCCATACTCAGTTCTTTTATTGCCAATCATTGTTTGCAACAATTGTCTAGCACCTGACATAGAATCTAAACCTTCTGAGTTAAGCCAGACTTCTGCTTTCTTATCAAACTCAGTTACATATGCTTGGTAATCATCAGGGTTATTAATTTGTGCTTGATGAGCAGCTTCAATAATGTCTGCCTCCATACTGTCAAGATAGTTTTTTCTTGCCAAATCATTAGCTGCTTTTTGTTGTTTAGCTGCTGCACGATCATTTGCTATCATGTTTCTTGATAAAGCACCAGCTTGTTGACCAAAGTTATCAAGTGTATTAGCAAGTGTTTCCCATACTTGAGCTGATGCTGTATCAGCTTGTTGTACTTGCCTAACTATTGTTCTTTGATATTCAGGTATTGCCATTATGAATTCCAAGTATTAGCTGCACCCATTACTCCACCAAGTATTGAGCCTCTAGCTTTAATCTTTCCCATTCTTATTGCTGCATCAGCAGAGTTATTGAATGAACGAATTTGTTGTCTAGTGTTTATTAAATCTGCACCTTGATCTAACTGAAATGTTTCATATGACCTGGCAGCGACTGTTGTTGGTGATCCCACTGTAGAATCAATACCCGCACCAGCCCAATATGCTCTTTGTGCTGACATTGTTTTTCTTAACTTCACTAAACGCTCTAACTCTCTGTCTTTTGCTGCACTCTCAGCTTGTTCAGCTTGCTCTCTATATGCTCTTGCTCTGTCTTGTCCAGCCTGTTCATTAGCTTTTGCAGCTTGACTTGCTGCTGCTATTTGTACCATTGCTCCAATTGCTGCGCCCATTATCCTGTCACCTGTAATTCAACTGTTAAACCTAACAATGTCAAAGGCAGTGGATCAGTCTGTGTTACTGTGACTTGTGCTGTCTTTGAATAACCTAACACTGGTAAAGTTTTAATTCCTGTAAAAGCTTCTGGTGCTTGACCCAACACACTTGATCCAAAACTTTTGTTTGGTACAGCCTTTCCATTAATTTTTAACCCACTCGACTCGTGAAGCTGAGCAGATACTCTTGATATGCGTCTTTTCTTTGTACTGACTGGCCCACTTTGTAAACCGATAGCTGAAGGCATAGTCTTTATAGTCACGTCATAATTTAAGCCAACCTCAATGTTTGTTGCTGCTCTGCTTAACGTGATAGACCCACTCGAAGGTGTAGCATTCGCCATAATGGCTGAGTCAGCTCTTACACGACATTCTTGACCGTTTAAATGAGCTAGTCCTGGTACTGTTGCTGATGCTGATTGTGTTACTTGCTTAGATGCGTCTGTGTAATGATTATTGTCTAAAGCTTCAACGTGATAAACCGTTGAGCTATTGATCGTTCTTTTAACGTACAAATAAACAACGTCTTCTACAACAGCAACGTCTAATATATCTCCAGCAGTTGTGTACTTTGTCCAAGCCATGACTTTTTCCGCGCGGTTAGTGATGAACACTCCTAAAGTTCCATCACCATTAACAACGTATAGATAATTACCTTCGTTATCAACATCTCCTGTCTGACTTGCCATAGCTACTGGCGAGTTAGTTATATGAGGGGCAAGCAAGTTCACCTCAGAGGAGACATAAGACGCTTCAGTGTATGTGAAGATAAATTCACGCACTTGCTTACCGTTCCTTTGTATAAACATGGTCGCACCGTCTACGTTAATAGGCTTGACCTTTTGTAAAACTCCAAACTTAGTTTGTCTTGATATACGTACACTAGAAGGTTTAATTGGTGACTCTGGAATATAGAACTCACCACCTGATGTAAATACTTGTAAGTGCCTACCTGATACTATGTGATGTATTGCGTTAACACTATCCGTATCAAGAGTAATGTCTAATGATTCATCATCACCACCTACACCTCTATCAAAATTGAAGAAATCACCAATAACACTGCCCCATAATGTTTGGGGTCTAGCAGTTGAATTACCCATCCACAATCTGGATTCATGAAATGTAACTGATTGAGGATAACCATGAGTAGCTGACCAAACAGGTTCTTCCAAACTAACGTCTGTGCCATCTAATGTATTGTTATTCGTAAACTCTTTTAATAGTTCACCAGTTAGCGTGTTCGCTCCAGTATTAACTGATTCAATTCTTATAACACCACTATTGCCTTCAAATATGCCACCTACATGATCAGATGTAATTTTCCCTGATGTGTTGCAAGTAACAGTCACGTCAGATCCTACTGAGTTCCAGTTAGCTCCTATAGCAAAGGTAGCACTGTCGTAGTCTGCGTTGAAGTCAAACGTAGGATAATATGGAAAAGTAATTGTTGAAAGAGTCCAAGTTGTATGAGACCCACCTCTTACTATTTTTCTAGGAGCGTGTGAATGATGACAAACAATAAGTGTGTCAGCTGATTGAGTAACACCTATCTCACCAATCTGTGTTGCGTTGTATGGAGTTGTTATGTAATCATTGCCAGAGCTGTTCAGATTCGTTTGTTTAACACCATCCTTATAAACATACATTTTTGCATTAGCGAAAACTAGCAAGTATGTCTGTGTGATATTAAACTCAAATGTAACAAAACGAACAGCAGTATCGGTAAGGGTATCGATGTATTTCATACCCCCTCTTCTTTTAACTCCACCTTGACCTAGGCAAATGACATTCTCTAATGTTTCCGCGCCTTTGTAATAGCCATCATAATCATGACGTGCTGCTAACCTAGGATCTAACTCTCCTGACGTAAATTGTGTTTGAGAGATGTTAACTCTTGCCATTTAGCCTCTAGCGTTAATAAGTGGTGAATTGCCAGCTGGAGCAGAAGATGGTGACATCTGTGAGTCTATTGTTTTACACTTAGCAAGTTGTTTCTCAGCTAATGATGCGTAATATTCTCCTTTTGTAGCACTTTCAGTAATAGGAATAGCAAACACAGACGCTAACCTGTACTCTAGCAATTCAGCAAAGTATGCTGGTAGTAATGACTCGTCTGGCTTGTATGTGTAATCAAGCACAATTGACGTGTTATCTGAATATAACTTACTACCATAAATTTGGTATTTTTCGTTTGCATCATCAATGTGTTGAGCAACTAAAAAGTCAGCTGGTAATTGATATGCGTATGCCCATTCGTTGACAGGTGTTGCTGTTAACCTAGACAATGTAGCTTTACTTGAAGCAAATCTCCAAGGATGTAGTGTTAATAAGCTTTCATACGTAGGCTCATATAAGTTTGCAGCTACTAGAGCTGCTGTCGAATCATCAGTAAAAGATGATATAGTTTCTTCACCGATCAATAGCAACGCATTGGATGCTAGGTCGATGGATGTGTAGTTTTGTACTGCTGACATAGAGTAGAAAAGCCCCCGAAGGGGCTTAACTTATTTAGTCAGTATCAGTTGCGTTTACAACTAAAGCGTCATTAACGTCAACAACAGTACCAGTGTTGCCAGAAACTAGGTAGAACCCAGCTGCCAACGTACCACCTGTTGAAGTGTTCGCCATAATTATATCGCCAACTTGGACTTGTCCAGCTACATCATTGAAGTAACCAGAAGTGTCCACTGCTGCTGTAGCATCAGTTGTTGAATATCCCCACATTGTAGGAATAGCACTGTTTGCTGAAGTAGTCATGCGTGACCATTTACTTTTATCAAAAGCCATTTATATACTCCTTATTCAGTGATTTCGACTTTAACAATACCCGCACTGTCAATAGTGACAGCACCAGCTTTGTATTTGCCTAAAGAAAGCCATGATGTTTTCTCAGGAATGTAGTTAACTTCCGTAGAAATATCAAGACCGATTGCACAACCAATAGATGACTTGTGGAAAGCAAAGCAGTCACGAGTAGAACCTGACTTAGCAAGTCCACCTTCAGCACGAGTTTCCATCATGATGACGTTGAAGCCCATAAACGTGTTGATTTCACCTGACATCAATGCACGAAGTGTCGCATAGTCTGCTGACGTAGCTTTCTCTTCACCTAGTAAGTCTTCAATACCTTCAGCTGAAGTCAAAAGAATACGATCAGTTGCTGGAACTCCGTTATCATTTAACGTCTTAGAAGCTGTTGTAAGCTTAGCTACTGTAAGTCCAGTAGAACCATGAGAGATAGTTGAACCAGCTGAAAGAGCATCAACCACTAATTGATCAGCTCTACGACCCATTGCACCAGCAATAGTTTCCGCAAGTTCTCTGCGCTCATCGAAGTTTACTTCTTGTGCATCAAATATGTCAGTGTACTCACCAGCTACCCAATTTTGTAGTGTGGCTGGTACTTTGGCATGTGTAATGTCCATTGGTGTTACGTCAGTCTGGCTTGCTTTTTGATTAGCCAAACCTTTACCCATAGTACGGAAGTTGTAAGTATCACCCACAACTCCTGTGCGTAGACGCACTGCACCACGGAGTTTTCCAGCAGTCTGGAATGCGTGCTTTACTTCTGCATCAAACTGAGCTGAAGCTGCACTAGATAGATTGATAGACATTTGTCTTCTCCTAAATTAATAAAATTGTTCTTTCAATTCAGGTTTCCGAATTCGGGCTGAATCTAGCAATTTTTACAAGCTGCTTGACTTAGAATTCGGGTCTTGAAGACAAGAGTGTCCGTGGGTCTTATTTTAACATACAAAGTAAATTATTTTATTTAGTTTGTATTATGTTTAACATGAGCATCAGTTATCGATACAGACTCGAAACCACAATCAGACAAAATGTGGTATGTGACTAACAATGAATGTTTATGTTCAAATTCTTCTATACTCATTGTGTCTAGCTTCGCATCTAACAAGATACGTTCAAGTGCATCGATAACTTCTGTCGTTCTACAAATCAACTTCTTATTTCGCTCTGTGGTTGTTTACCAAAATAATCTGCAAACTTTTGATCAACTTCTTTTCTAAACGATGGTGACTCTGCGTATCTCGGATCTGCAACTAATTCATACAATGCTTCTTTTGTTGTACTGTCAATTGCTTTAGCGGTACTTGGTGCTGCTACATCTGTCTCCCTGGACAAACCACGCATTTTTTCTAAAATACTAAATCCTTCAGCAGTTGTTGCTAAACCTTGTAATGTTATAAATTCAGATTCATCAAAGTTTGCTTTAGCCCAAGATGTAAAGTCATTGATACGTTGTGGCGCATCCTTGCCCATACGTTTAATTTCATCTTGTATGTCTGGTTGTGTTTCCATCAACCCATTAACATAAAGTGCCATGAGTTCTGTGTGTTTCTCTTGTGATAATCCAGCTTCAGCAGCCCATTCATTAAAACTAACAAGCATAGGATCATCATCAGCTATCTCTCCTTCTATGCCTTCAGGAAGTTCTACTGTATATCCATCTTCTGGAGCGCCAGTGAATGCACCAAGTTTAGACTCAAGTCCAGCGTATGCTTTTGCTTGATCAGCAACAGTCTTGTATTTACTTGATTTAAACCATTCAGGAGCTTCACCCTCTCCTTTAACATCATCTGACATCATCCAACCTTCACTAACCGTTTCTGTAGTTTCAGTTGTTTCTGTTGTAGCTTCAGCTTCAGGTGCTACTTCCTGTTCATTCAATATTGTTTCTTCACTCATTGTTGTCTCCTTGAGGTAAATAATCGCCACTCTCTCTACGTTTTATGGCATTTTGTATAGTGCGTATTACACTGTTTTGCCCCTCTCTGTAATAACCTTGTTCAGCTGACTGAGTAGGTATACAAACAGGGGCTTTGATATAACGCTCCTCCCAATGGTTCAGCACTTTTTTACCATCAGGAGTTTTAAATAGCCTGGCTATCATTGCGTCAAAGTCTTTATCCATCCATTTGCTCCATAGCTTGTTGAGCTAATTCAGGATTTTGAGCTGCTGCTTCTGCTGCTTGAGCCATTGCTGCTTCTTCTTGCATTTGTTGTTTCATTGCTTCACGTTCTTCTTTATCTCTTACAAGATCAGGATTAACACCAAGCAATTTAGCTATATGCTCTGGGAATGCTTCAAGGTCAAGACCAACCCTAACTGCATCTTCACCAACCATCATGGCAAACTGAACGAACTGGGCTAACTTGTTAACCTCATCCATATCTTGTTGTTGTGCTAATGGTGATATAACTTTGATCTCTACTTCCTTGTTGCCTACCTTGATAGGAGCAACATGTCCGTTACGTTGAAGAATGTCGATAGCTCGTTTAATAAGCTTGTTGATAAACTCCATTTGCAATCGACCAAACGATGAACCAATGTCTGACATCAGCTCTTGTTGTCTAATTGAAACTTCAGTAGCTGACTTTGTTGGACCTTCCATTGGGCCAAGTTGATCATGAAACAATGCTTTCTTAATGTTTTCTCTAAGATCTTGCAAAATTAACTCACTGACATTAAAGTTACCACCAGACTGTAATGGTGATAAAGAACCTTCAGCTGCTACAGGTATAACTGCTCCAGACTTTATGTTGACTGTCCAAGGATTAAGAACACCATCATCCACAGCTGTGTACACACCGACAATTTCTTTCTCAGCGTTTTTCAGTACAAACTTAACAACTTCATTGGCTGTCTTGATGTCAGGTAATGCTGTCATGATAGGCCCACGACCATATCTTTCACCAGCAACCTTAGACCAACGAAACACAATCCAAGGTGAGACTTCAAAGTAATCTTCAAAGATGACATGTTTAGTGCCTTCTTCAATAATGACATACTCATAGACTTTCTTATCAGGATTGTAAACAGTTGCTTCTATGATTGGAACTAATTCATCTGGTTTAGTTTCCATCATTTCCATTACTGCTTGAGAGCATTTACCACGCTTCCATACTTGTTTAATGTTACGCGCTGGATGTTTGTGTAATCTAAATACAGTTTCAACTGTTCCATGAGGGCCATCTTCAATAAGTAATTCTTTTAAAGGCACTGCGGTAAATTTAAGTAAGTCATCACCTTCGCCTTCATCAAGAAGTAATGCTCCAGTACCTACTGCAAGATCAAGAAATGCTTCATGTGCTTCAGTAGCTAAATTAGATTGACTGATATAACTAAACAAAGTGTCTGTTACATCTTCTAACTGCTTATCTATTTTGCTAGAAAACTCTTTTGGTATTCCTGTACCAGCAGATAACTTAGCCCATTTCTTAAATGGTGGCACAAGTGTTGACTGTAGTCTTGACGCAAACCTTTGTGTACCTATCAATGCTGTTGAGTCATAGATTTTAGTATTCTTTTTTGCACCTTCAGTATGCTGATCAAACACTTCCCTTTGGGGTAAAGCATATGAATAGCATTCTTTCCAATGTGATTCCCAGGAACTACGATGTTGTTTAGCGACTTCATACCGCTTGACTAAAGCATCAGTAAGCTCTGGGCTTTTTCTATATGTTGGCATAATATTATCCTAGTGTGTCTGAAAGCCCTCTTTCATCATTGTCTTTGCTTATTAAAGAACGTCTACCCGATCTTCTTTTCTTTGCACGATTCATAGATTTCTTTTCATAAGCTTTTTCTTCTCTTAGCTCTGAATCTCTTCTGTTATCAGCGTCTATTTCAGCAGCTGATTTAACTGGTGCTGCTGGTGCTGGTGCTGATGACCTAGATCTAAATCCAAATGTCAGTTTGTTTTCTAGCCATTCCCTGTTAAAGCTAGGTAATAAATATGGGTTCATATACTTCTCCTTTTTAGATAGTTGTGTAATTGCCAAGGTGTTACCACCCAGCATGCTTTTATTCCCAAGACTTGTTTACATACTGTTACGCATGTGAGCATCCCCCTGAAGATAAACTTTGGTTTAATTGTTTTTTTGTATCGAATAACTGTCCAACCAGTTGAACTAAACATATGTGGCACATCATCTTCGCTTGTGTATGGCATAACATTGACATCAAGTTGTTGACCTAATGGATCAATTAATATCCAGTTGTATCCATCCCATTTAAAAGCACAACAATGCCTAAAGCCTTTACGAGTAAATACATCCCAAAAATGAGGAACGTCTGAATCTCCAAAGGCTATAAAGTAATCTAGTTTTAAGCTGTCAGCCATGATATGTTTGCTTGTGGTTGTCCTATTCTTTGTTGTTTACTCTTGTCTCTGTGTGCAATAGCAAAGTAACGAAACGCATCGCTAAAATGTGATGTCCAATCGTGCAATGGATGAGGTTTATATATGCCTTTCTTTTCATCAAACTCTTTACGGTATCGTCTCAAAGCCTGTAAGCCTTGTTTAGTGCTATCCTTTTTAAAATAACATTTAGGTAGTATGGCTCTAGCAGCATGAATACCATCTTCAATAGTTAATCGTCTGACTACTCTAAAGTGAATACCTAGTTTACGAGCTGTCTCTAATCTTGACTTACCACTGCCAAGTTCTCTGACTTGTATATCATGAGGCGCATAATGTTCACCTAACACTGCCTGGTGTCTTGTTCTCCAATCATGAAGCCAGTTAATATAAAACTGCAACCCTTCACCTTGATTCTCATAGCAATCCACTACACGAATCTCCATACCCACTTGTTGTACTAACCAAATAGCAGTGCTGTCTGATATTCCTAAATCCCAATATGTATCAACAGGAATCATAGGTTCAACTGCAAAGTCTATAATTTGATCATCTGGAATAAATTTAGCAAAGTAAGCACCATCTCTGTTAGATAACACCTCACCTTCCCACACGTGATTGTACAAATCAATGTTTTTTTCTTTGAGATGTAGCCTTTCCTTTTCTAGCTCCTTTGGAAACCATGGGTTTTCAGACCAGTTGGTTTTAACCACGTATGAATCTGGAGGAGTATTAATCACAAACCTTTGATAAGTATCATCCATCTCATCATTAGGGTTAAAGCTAATCATAAACTGACTGCCCTCTTTTCTGACCGTTGGAATAAGCGTTTCCCAACTGGTGTAAGTTAACTGATCAGCCTCTTCGCAGAAACAAACATCAATACCTTCCATTGATTTAACTTTAGAGATGTTAGACTTAATACCTTCAAAAATAAAACGTGAACCATTCGTTCCTAGTATCTGAGTTTTTTGGACATCGAAGTATTCTTGTAAACCCATTCTGTCGATTGTGTCAGACAATAACTGTAAAACAGATTCTGATATGCTTCGTTGTACTTCTCTCACACACAGTACTCTTGTCTGTTTTTGCCAGGCACGTAACACAAGTATCTGAGCTATACTCCAACTCTTAGCACCACCTCTTCCACCATAAGATACGAGATACCTATATTTAGGATCAAGAAACGGTTCAAACTGTTTAGTTATTTGCAGCTCAACTTTCATTAAAATCTTTTTAAATGTGTACGAAGCACATGGTCGTACATTTCAGGAGCTTTTAACATAAGTGTTCGTCTAATAAGCCTATGTCCTCTAGCTAATTTTCGTCTTACTGTTTCTGTTGAAATACCTTTTTCATTTCCTACTTTTTTTAAAGTTCCTTTAGGGCCGTAATACAAACAAAAAATCTCTAACTCTTCTTGAGTTAAAGAGTCAATTAACATATTAAAATCAACTTTGTCTATATCAATGTTCAAGTTCTTCCTATAGTTAACTACGCAGCTTGTCTGCGCCTCATTAACTCTATTTTTAAAGCATCAAAGAAAACAACAATAGTTTCAACATTCCAACCGTTGCCAATCATTTTGTAACGCTGACTATTAGACTCTCCAGCTGTATAGTTATCAGGCAGTGTTTGTAACCTTTCCGCCTCAATACAACTAAGCTTTCTGTATTTGTATGTTTCTTTTTCAACTACAACAGAATCTGTTGGCACACTTGTCATACAATTAGATTTATCGTCTTTGCGTGTTTCAAGACGTTGCTCGATTACACTGTTAGGGTTTTTGTCATCTCTTTTGCCAGTTTCTGGGTTAATCTTACGACCACGAATTGCACCGCCTACTATCTCATTTTTCATTAACTCTCCTGTTTAACTTCAACATTGCCATTGCCTTTTGTACTCACTGTTCCCGATTTGTTATTTCTAAAAAAGTAACGATCTTGTTGTGAGTTAAAACCTTTACCGCTTTTATCAAATTGGACATAGTTCTTTTTCTTAACTGGACTTAGATCGGAAGCATCTTTAGTCTCAGGTAATTCTCTTTTATCAATCAATACATTGTAGGGAACACCTTTATGAAAATTGGCTACTACAGTTTTTGATTTATCGTTGTCTGATTCTGAGTGGTGTTTAAAATTCCAATGATTTCTTCCACCTTTAACTGTTCTATCCATATATGATTTAGCTTTATCAGACAATAGATCAAACTCAGTGACTTCATCTTCTAAAACATCTTTAAGTAGAATGCCTCTATCTTCAGGAATAACAAACCCTGGTATGTCTGTCCAATAATTTCTAAGTCTTGTTTGCGCACTCACTAACGCTGAATCCCATAACACAGGCTCAATTCTATAACCTCTTACCTCTGAAAGAATATTAGTTATTTCATCTCTCCATTCAGTTTTCATTCTGACATTCTCAAGAAACACGAAGGTTGGTTTAGTCTCCTCTACCAATCTTATAAACTCAAAGAACAATTGAGACTGTGGGTGATCAAACGCTAACTTCTTTTTATCCTTCGATGTGTTTGCATAAGAAAATCCCTGACAAGGTGAACCACCCATAAGTAAATCTATTGGTGGAAGAGTCTCACCTTTTAAATTTCTAATGTCACCTAACTGAACTGTATAAGGATGATTACGCATTGCGACTCTCATGGCTGGTTTATCTATTTCACTTGCCAGATATTGTCTATAAGTTATTCCAGATCTTTTCAATGCTTCTTGGCCCATACTTGCACCATCAAACAAACTTAACACAACTTCTAAATCGTAATTACTGCTCAATTTTATGCTCCTCTTCTTGTAATTCATTTACAACACCTTCAACAACAGTAATAACTACATTGTTATCTGCTTGTCCTGTTTGGTGTAAGTTGACATCTTTCACATCTGCGTAACCACGATCCTTTAAAACCATAGGTGCAAATTTGTTTAACACTACTGGGTTTCTATCTTCAAAGACTTGTTTGTTAATTTCATCTTCCCAACGATCTTTTAATGCTTCTCTAGCTTGTTCTACTGCCACATCAAAGCTGTCACTTTCTTTTAACCATCTGTAATACGTTTGCCTTGTTATATCAACTGAGGCACAAGCTTTGCTCACGTTACAATAGCTATTCACATAAGCATTAATAAATTTAACCTGGTTGTCTTTTAATCCATCCCCAATAAGGACAGGCATTTCTCTATCCATCAGTGTCTAGTGTTTGTCTCAGGTATTGTTTTATCTATGTCTAATTTGTCTACTTCATTTCTCATTTCAACTACACCGTGATGAGCATCATCCATAGAACATTCAAACTCTGTAGCAAGAACTTTTAAGGCTATAACATACAACTCAGAAATCTCGTCATCTACAAAGTCATGAATTAGTTCTTCAAGATTACTCACCAGTTTTAGGTTCTTGTGCGTTTTCTTTTTGCCACTCTTGAAAGTTGCCTAATTCACGAATGATCAATTCAAAATTATTCTTAGCCATTTCGTCTTTACAGATATAACGACCACCTTCTGCCAGTTTCTTTACTTTGTTAATTTTGTTCATTAACTTTTCTAAATCTTCTATCAATCTATTACTCCCATGCTGCGAAGGTATAAATCCTCTGGTTTAGGAAGTCTCATCCCATACTCACCAGCCCAATACTCAATCTGTTCTAAAAAATTAGAGAATTCAGACGTTGACAATTGCTTAGCTCTCTTCTGTTTAGTTATGCTTTCACCATCAAGCTTACTTACAAAACTGGTCTCTCCCAATATAGCTTGCTGCAAGATTTCAGACATCTCTTCTTTGGTGTGTCCTATCTCATCAGCGATAAGCGTCATCCACATCCAATACAGTTTGTTTTGACGTTGTGATCTTGTAAGGCTGTCTTCAGTTATTTCGAGAACAGCCTTGTGATTTTTGCTAACATTGAAATGAGAAGCAATCATAGCTTGTGTCATACGCAAAGCTCTCTCTTGTCCATTTCTGTCAACAAATACTTTCATGATAATATGGACCTTTTCTTTGCTGTTTTTGCTGCTTTTTTAAAGGCACTATTTTTTGGCGCTCCAGCTGAGCCTTTCTTTCTCATTTTTTCACCAGATCCAGCTGCTATTCTTTTACGTTTCGCATGGATGTTGGCATACAGTCCGTTTGCCATTAGCCTAACCCCATAGCATTTGCAATAACACCAACAACAACAAACGCTACAACGATTGCTATCTTTGGATTAGCTTTAGCCCATGCTTTTGCTTTTTCAAAATATTCCATTTCTCTCTCCTGTTAAATATTGATAACGTCATCGGCATATAATTTTCTTATTGTCCGAATAACTCCTTCGTTAAAAAAATGATGAATCATGTCACGATCTTTATCACTTGGCACTCTTCCATCTACCACGTCATGACATGCTGAACAACAATGTGCTGCTAGTAAATCAGGACTCTTTGTACCCATTCCGAATGACGGTAAATGAGCTAATACTGTTGTCTCGTTTTCTCCACCTGATATGCAAACATTTGGCAGCATAACTTGACAGGGTTGTCCTTTTGCGTATTTACGTAACTTATACATTTTGTTTTTGTTGTAAATACTTCACTATTTCGTCTGACCTTTCATTTCTTAGACGCGCACAACGTCTCATTGTCAGTAACAGTTTTGGTATCTTTGGAGGATAATCACTACCTTCATCAGAAATTTTGTCTAATGCCACATTCCAAGATAGAACCACTATGTCATCATGCCTGGCTAATTGTGACGCTAAAAACTTTGTTAACTCAACCTTGTTTTGTGACTTTGGTGTAGCCCACCCATATTCCATCTCTAGCCGAGTATAAATTTGTGATGCTATGTCTATGTAATCTAATTTACTGTCCAAGTTAATCTCCACAGAAGCACGGTATAGTTTCATCTGTAAACATATCTTCAAATATGTTTGATTGTTCTAATGCTATTGTTTGCATCATCTTGTAACTAGGAGCATCTTTGCGAAAAAAAGCAGCTTTGCCTACATCAACACTTAATGAAGCCTCTTGTTCTATCCACCAATTAGCCAATTCAGGTCTTTCTCTTATAATGCTTTGTTTTTTTCCAGTGCCTTTTAAAAAACACAGATCACAATTCCCCCAATCAGTTACACCATTGTTGTTAGGTAAATTTAGATCAAAACTGTTTTCCTCCCAAAACTTACCAACGTCTTTTGCAGTAACTCCATCCAAATAAAGAGGTAAATAAGTTTCTTGTCCACTTTCAATTCTTCCATGTAATTTAACTGCTCTTCTTTGTTCGTCACCTCTAATTCCTATAAATGAAGTAAAAGGAGTTTCAAAACCACAATGATCAACTAAATATTCTTTAATAGCTCTTATTTTCAAATCAGAAGTACAAAACCTAGCAACTGGATTTGGAGCATATCTTCTGGCTTTTATTAATGCAGCAAAGGGTTCTCCTTTCCTACTAGCAGATTCATAATTAACAACTTTAGTTTCGTAAACATATTTGTTTTTTTCATCCTTCCTTGCTTCTCTTGCAAATCTTTCTAACCAAACAATATTAACACCCCAATTTTGTGCCACATCCTTAACGAAATCTAATGTTTGAGGCATCTCTTTTCCTGTGTTGGCAAAAGTTACTTTAGCAAAATCTGGTAACTCACCATCATGCGCCTCAAGTATCTTGTAAAGCATATAAGCTGAAGTTCGACCACCAGAAAAACTAATACATGTCGGTTCATCTATGTAGTAAAGAGAGTTCTTATCCATAAACATCTCCTAGTTTTGCCATTGATTGTTGTAAAGACAACCTGTCTAGTTCTTCGTCTATTTGTGCTTGTAATACCTCACCTCTTAAACTAGCATGTGTTTGTGATTTAGCTTTAAAACTAACCAACCAACCTTTGCGTACATAGTTCCTAAATGCTGATTGCAAATTTTTATAGGGCTTTCCCTGTTTGTTTGTTACTGCATCTTTAAATTCTTCTACAGCAAGATGTAATACACGATTTGCTACGGAACCATATTCTTCATTAACTGCCAGTAAAGAACGATCATTTGGATAAAATTCCTCTATAAAAGATAAACTATTAAAACTTGTACTATTACCTTTGACTTTTTCGTCAATAGGCCCCTTGACTTTTTCATCATGGGGGGTATTGATTTTTTCGTCAATAGGGGTAGCAAGACTAATAAACCTCTTTTCTATTTGTTTGCTTCCTTCCTTGTATTTGATTGTTCTCTTAATAAAACCTAACTTCTCAAGGTTTGATACCCAACGACTAACAGTCTCCACAGACACGTCATATAACTGAGCAAAGTATTTATTAGTTGCAAAACATTGACCATTCATATTTGTCAGCGCAGTAATTTCAGCAAACAAAAGTTTCTCATTAGGTTTCAGCACTTTTGAATATCTAACATCAGCTGTCAATATTGCGTAATAACTTGGTTGTTCTTTCATTCCATTCCCCGAATTGAAAATTGCAAATACCCCTTACCTTTTTTGACTACCTTCTTTGTCACTGTGCCTTTCATAATCCTACGATCATCAAAGTTGTAACGCTTACATAAAATGTCTTGTAACTGTTTAATTGGGTTATCCCAATCAGATGTTGAAGTAATTCCAAACTCATAAAAAACTTCCAATGGACCTTCTGGTATTTCATAATTGGCTGGCAATAACATCATTAAAGCTTTTTCATAGTTCTTGTATGCAGCAGTTTTGAACTTACGACCCTTGAATGCTGCATTTGCGCTCAATGGTTTAATGTGTAGTTGCACCGTCATCATCCAATTCTATAAATCCCCAACATTCCTTTCTAGCATCTGGATCAAATTTCTCGTATCTTTGATCTCTAACCCTTGGGTCAGGTCTATTGCACGAATGCCTGGCACAATTTCTAGCCTCTCTGCATCTGTCACGACACGTTGCCAGACTCATTACCATGACTAAACTGTTCTAAAATGCAAAATATATTTGTGTTAAAATTGATCATTGAGACATATCTGAAAATCACTGAAAAATCTCAGGAAGTAAAATTCTGCGATTAAAACGACCATCTGGAAACATTTTTTCTATTTGAATAGCTCGTTTCACAGGGATTCCGTTTTTTATCCAGTAATAAATATGTCCATGTTTCACACCAAGAGCTTTTGCGAGTTCTTTTTGTGATCCAAAGTGTTTAATTAATTCATCCATACAGATGGATTATACAAGTTTAACTTGTACAGATATAACATTTTATGCAATATTAAGGAAAAAAACTTATGAGCAACGAAAAATTAGCAGATCGTGTCGCACAATTACGCAAATCTAAAGGGCTATCACAAACAGATCTTGGTAACTTAGTTGGTGTAGTTTGGCAAAACATACAGAACGTAGAGCTTGGTAAAGTTACGCGCCCAAGGTACTTGGAAGATTTAGCAAGAGCCTTAGATGTTAGTGTTGATTATTTATTAAGTGGCAACACTTCTGTTGAATCTAAAAATTCTACAAATCCATTTTCTTTAGTGGCAGTTGATCAACCAATCTTGCCTGACAAGGATAAAGATTTATATATAGTTTCAGTAGACAAAGGTGAAAAATTGTATCTGACAAACAGTGCTACAGAAACTGGCAAAGTCTCCCAAATATTTATTGGTCATATTAGTTCAAAATAACCTACAAAATTTTTTTGTCTTAGGTATATTTAATAACAGTGAGAGGCATCAGACACTTATAAAGCGGATGCAATCGACTGATTCTGCCAGCAGCGATTAACAAATCAATACAGATGGGCTTTTAGCCACTACTAGCAGTTAAAGTGGTTGAGTTACTTTCCCTGTACCACTAAAAAAACAAAAAAAAGAAAGTTAGGGATGTGCATATATGCACTTTTTAACTGGTCGGACTTATGTCCTAAACAACGACCAAATAAATATCGTTAAGGAGAAAATAATGTTAGTAGATTTACACGCACCACAACTTGATGCGTTGTCTGTAACACAACCTAACACACATGAAATGACAGAAATGTTTGTGGTTTGGGATAATTATGTTAAAGACACAATGAAAGCTCTTATTAGTTTGAAAAAAAATAATGAATGGGTTTTTGATATTAAGGATATAGATATAGTGAAATCATTAATTACAGATCTGCAAGAAATGACAACTCAGATTCCGTACAAAAATGACACCATAGATATGACAAATATGGCTCATATGTGGTTTTCTGTTTGTCCAGAAAATCATTCTTTAAAAAGATTTTTTAAATAAACTAAGTTCCCCTGACCCCTTGCCCTTCTTGGGCTGGGGGTTTTTTTTGTTTATTAATACGCATTAAATAGACAAAATTAATTTGTATTACCTATTTTTTTCTGTACAATTGCACTTATACAAACTAAAAATAAATATCTTGTTTGTATATTTTGTTTAATAACACAGGGGAATACAATGACAGGTAAAGACGCACTAGCTCTTGAAGAAGATGGCTACATTGAGTTCAACGAAAAACGTGGAGTCTATGAAGAAATAGATGAGGAAGGCATATTCATGCAAACACTTCCTACTGATGATGACCGACATAATTCAGACGCTGAAGATTTAAAACGCGAGGCTGCGGAAGACGAACCTTTTAACGCCATGTCTGATGCTGGTATGTCAATGAGTGATTTCGTATGACTAACAAAGATATGAAAGCAATAGGTGTATGGCTTTACGAATTCATATGGAGCGCGTTTCTTATGATTGTAATGTTATCTATTTTTTTCATAGGGGTGTTGTTCGTATGAGCAATCCATTTGACGATTTTTCACCCGAAATATTAGCTGGCTGGTACGCGCGCGTTTCTTCAAAAGAACAATGGTTAAACGACATGCAAAATCTTTGGGAAAGTACAGCCAGTGATGAAATTGTTTGTAAGACTTGTAGACATTTTGATGAAGATTGCCAGGCTGGTGATGCTGAAGAATGTCCACAGGTTATTGCAGAATTTAATTTAGACGATAGACATTTTAATTAAGGAGACGTAATGACAAAAGCAACTAAAAGTACATTTAAAAAATTGTATGAAATTGACTGTTCAAAAAATGTTGAAGCCAAAGGTAAGTTTAATTACTTATCTTGGGCGCATGCTTGGAGATGGTTAAAAAATATGCATCCTGATGCAACTTACACAGTATATAAAAATGCTGAAGGTTGGAACTATCACACTGATGGTAGAACTGCCTGGGTAGAGTGTGGTGTAACAGTAGGTGGACTAGAACACATAGAACACTTACCAATCTTAAATTTTCAGAACAAAGCACAAAAGCTTGAAACAGTTGACTCTATGGCAGTCAATACTGCAATCAAACGCTGCGTAACAAAAGCAATTGGTTTACATGGTCTTGGTTTGTATTTATATGAAGGTGAAGATTTACCTGACTTGCCTACATGGGATGAAGATCAACCTGACATGCGTGGGAATTATATTGCTCAGATTAAAAATGCTTGTGCAAATCAAGACGAAATAGAAACTGTAGAAGCATATCGTGATTTAACAGCATCTCAACAAAAAGATGTATGGAAGGACTTCAATCCTGAAGAGAAGACTTTCATCAAAGCATCTTGTAGAGAAGCTGCTGCAAGGAAATACAATTAACTTCATACAGGGTTTATATGGGCTGCACCCTGTCCTTGAAAGCAGCCCACATTTAACTGGAGACAGAAATGGATGAGTTAGAAAATGAAATGTTGGATGTCAGTAAAAAGATAACTGAACTTAAAAGAGATTGTTTGTCTAGTACTAGAGTTACTTTAGATCTTTTTGATAAGTTAAGTGAACTTGAAGACAAAGTAAGTAAATCATTAGCGAAGGAGCAAGTTAATGCAAGCAACTAAAGAACAATTAAATCAAGGCTGCACAATAGTCTTAAAAGCTCTTAAAGAAAACCCCAGTGGAGTGACTGCTGGGGATTTTGACAATGGGTTTGCGCTTAGATCTCGAATATCTAATTTAAGAGATATGGGTTTAAACATCATTACTGAGTATGAACGTAACGCAAGCAATACTGGATCACATGGTCGGTATCGATTAATTTTAAACTAGGAGACAACATGAAAACCACACACGATTTGTGCGTAGCAACAAGTAAATACACTGACAAAAACGGTCAGGAAAGAAACAAATATGAGAACATCGGAAAGATGGGTACAAGAGATGATGGCTCTGTTTGGATTAATTTTAAAAGAACATTTAATCCAGCTGGTGTGCCAAACCCAGCTGACTCTGATACTGTTTGGGCAAGTGTATTTGAAGCTAAGAACAATGGACAGCAGCAGCAAGCTCCTCAACAACAGCAAGCTCCAAATCCGAATTTTCCACACGAAGATCATCCGTTCAACTAATGGGTGCAAAGGGAACTAAAAACGGTCAACGTAAACAGTACACCTTGGATGACGGTCAAGTAGTTGATGTCTTTGTAGTAGCAAAAAGAGTCAACTGCTCGATCTCTCTAGCCCTAGCTAGATTGAATACAAGTTCTGATCCTGATTACATTTTTATGGCTAAAGGAACAAAAATACCAAATGGACATCCTTACGTTCAATTAGAAAGACAAAGAAAATTGAAGAACGGAAACCATGGACCTATTGTTAAACAAAAAAAATCTTATAGAAACACTGCCAAACACAACAAGGATGGAACGCTGAAAAGTTTTTATGATCCTTGGATGAGACTAATTCTTAAAACAATATGATAGAATATAAAACAATTAGGCAATTCGCATCTGAATCAGGTTACACCCAGGAGGCTATACGCACTAAGATTAGTCGAGGTGTGTTTAGAGAAAACGAAGTTTGGGTGCGAGGGCCTGATAACCGAGTCTTAATTAGCATACAAGGATTTAATCAATGGGTAAAAAAAGGACAGGAGTTCGAGCAGCAAGTAACTCAAGTATCAGAGTCACTTTTACATACCAAGAAGAGTTATGCAGAGAACTTATACAATCCACCCCCTCTGAATCTAACTTAGAAAAAACATTAGTTTGGAGAAATGAACAACTTCTACCAGCTATTAAAAATGGTACTTTTGATTATGCTACCTGGTTTCCTAAATCCCCTAAACGTCATAAATTTCAAGCAACACCTTCAATAAGATTTGGCGCATATTTGCAAGAATGGTTTAATTTACACAAGCAAGATTACAAAGCATCCACTTTACGAACTAATCAATTAATCATAGACAATCAACTTATACCAGCGTTTGGTAAATATCCAATAGCTGAACTTAAATACATTGATATAAAGAAATGGTTTAAGAAACAAAAAAATACACAGAAGACTTTAAATAATAAATTATCATTACTAAATCAAGCTCTTGACGAAGCAGTTGATGATGAGCTTATAGCAGTTAATCCTTTGTATGGTAAAAAACTTAAAGGACAAAAGACAATTTCAAGAAAGATAGATATTGATCCTTGTTCTTCTAAAGAGGTTTTTGAAATACTCAATCATTGCAAAGGTCAACAACACAACCTTTTTCATTTTGCTTTTTCCACTGGTTTAAGAACAAGTGAATATATAGCTGTTACATGGGATGATGTTGATTGGATAAACAATAGAATAAAAGTTGATAAAGCATTAACTGCTGATGACAAAATTGCCTCTTATACTAAAACTGCTGCAAGCAATAGATGGGTTAAATTATTAGATGATGTTGTTGAAACATTGCGTGATCAAAAACAATATACATATCTTGAAGGCAAAGAAATATTTCATAATCCAAGAACTAACAAACCTTGGACAGGTGACAAACCAATTCGCAATCAATGGACTACAATATTAAAAAGAGCTGGTGTACGATATAGATACCCTTATCAAACTAGACACACTTTTGCTACACTTGCTGCTACTTCTGGTGAAAACATAGGGTGGATTTCAAAACAAATGGGTCATACAAATGCGGGTTTCACTTATAAAACTTATGCTGGATGGATAGATGATGACGCGCCAGAAGCTGGAAATAAATTTGCAAGCATCTTAAATTCAAAATCTACTATAATATCGCCTTTAAAAAAGGTAGAAAAATAGAGGTTAATGCACGATTAATGCACGATTGCTTCTACAGACCCTACTAATAAAGGAAGTGTTGGGGGTTCAAATCCCTCCACTCCGACCATTTAAACCCCTCTACTAAAGCATTTTTATTTTAACAGTGCATTAATATCTGTCTGATTAGTGCATGATTAGGCTGAGTAATGCACGATTTATGCACGATTTCTATTTAAAGGTTTCTACTAACTGTGGGCCAAACTGTGCCAACATCCAAGAAATAGCTCCAATAGCAAACAAACCTACTAGCATCCATTTCATTTTGAAATCATCTACAATCATTTGAAAACCTAATATTTCATTACCTAAAATTCTTACAGATAATTCTAATTTACCTTCGTCATCTTTGTTTTGCATTTTATTTTGCCTCTATTACTTTACCCCAAACATTAGATCGACCATCAATAATATCAATTACGTCTAACTGAAAGTTACCACCAACAAACCAAGTTACAATTCCAAACGCATGTGACCATCTAACTAACCTACCACGAAGCCAAGTGTTTGCTTCTGGACTCATGTCTTTTAAACACCCCATACTCCATGCACCAATAGCTCCATCATTTAAACGTGAGTTAGAATACCTTTGGACATCGTGAGTATGCCCATAACAAATTGACGTGCCAAACGAGTCCAAATGTTTCTTAGCATGATTCTGTGTTGCATACATGCCATGCGTAAACGAGATCTTACCCAAGGTTATCACATCATTATATGTAACCCATTCGTAACCACGTTCATCCAAACGACATTGTTCCTGAAATGTCCACTCTTCTAAAAACGGTGCTTCTTTTTCTCTCCATTGATCAATCCACATATCATGATTACCAATGCACATATACTTTTCTGAGACGTATTTATCAAGAACACGATCAAATCGATCTATACCTTTATTAACTGCTTTAACTGCTGCAATCTTTTCAGGCAATTGAGTGACTATAGGTAATGGTTTACCTTTCTTGTGTGACGAGAATTCAGCCCATTCTCCTACATCTCCCAGGTTAATAAATATATCTGGCTTTATATGTTCAATAGCTTGCAGTACAACAGACTCTGCTTTTTTATCAATTAGGGGAATATGCTGATCTGGGATCACTATCCCAACTTTACCTTTAAGCATGTTATCTCCTAGAGGATATGCTTGCCCCAAAGTAAAGACCAACCACTGCCATGATAGCGTGGCTTAACCATTCAGGAGTAACAACCCCTTCAAGCTGTATGTATTCAGTTACATCTTTAGTAAAGTCTAAAAAAAGCAATTTAAAGCCTTCAGTACTAACTACAGGAACTTGGGTTGTTTGACCAAACAATGGCGCTGCTATAATAAACATTGCCATAGTCATAAACGATACGACTAAAAACTTTCTAGTCCAATTTGCATGTGGTGTACTCCACTCTCTTGCTGCTGATCTTGATAGTTCATTTTCTCTGCCAGCCTCTAAAGCCATCTTCCATTGCTCTGCTTTGTCAGCATTAGCTTGACTCCAGATACGCATAACAGCACCACCTACTGTACTGCCTAACATCGTTATAACTTCCATGGGTATTCCAAACATATGTACTCCTTACATTAGTTTAAGTGCTTGTAAAAAACCTATCTCTGTTGCTACAAAAAATGCAAAACCTCCGTACAAGAAATACCTTATCTGTGTCAGTATGTTCATAATTTTTTGTATGTTCTTTTTTGTGTCATCAATCTCAGAGAAGAGTTTAGAAATCTGTCTACCTTGATGTTCTGTTCTTTCTTCTAACAATCTAAATCTCTCTTCCATAGTTATCCTCAATTAGCTAATGGGTTATCTAACGCTCTTTGTACTTTTGCGTTAACTCTTTCTTCAACTTCTTTAATCTTACGATCTGTGTCTGAATACAGTGAGTCTCTGCGCGCATCAAATCGTTCAGAAGCTTTATCTATAAGTTCAATTAATCCTGACTTTTGTTGTTGCAGCTTTGTCTCAACATCACCTACAATAGTTTCAAGGTGACGCATATCTTGGCGAACATCAACCTTCACTTCCTTGACATACTTAATTTGTTCTTCAAGTGATTCTTTTTGATAACCCATCTCATCAGAAAATAAATCAAGCTCTTTGCTCACAAAATCCATGTGTGTGTTTACGGTATTCATGTGTTCGTTTATAAGTGCTAAGTCTTTATTAATTTGCGACAAATCAGGAGATTTGAATGCAGCTATCTTCGCTTCCATATCAAGGTATCTTTGGTAAACTTCAAAGCCACCCCATAGACCACCAACAATTGTTCCTATTAGTGGCACTATCAATAATGCTTTACTACCACCTACTTTAATTCCACCGTACTCTATCTCTGCCATTGAAGGTCCACCATTTGTTTATGTAATAATTCTTGGGCTAAACCGTTACGCAACCCTCTTGTGTTGTCTGGAATATATTTATCTATATATATGTCTCTGCTTTCATAACCGATAGCGTCAGGTAGATAACCACCATAGCTTTTATATCCAGCATTAAAATTTAGAAGAGCTATAATTAGTGCTTCAAGATTGGCTGCCTCTTCTAGTGTTGTAGCTACTGCTCTTTGCTCACTGATCTTTGCTAACTTAATAGCAACTATCTTATTTAGAGCATCATTCTTTTTTTGTTCTTTTGTTTTTCCTGGCTCTGGCTCTGATTCAGCAAGCATAACAACAGGTTCATTTATCTCTTCTTCGGTGGTCTCTTCGATTTCTTCTTGTACATTTGGTATTTCCTCTACAGGTTCAGGTTCTTGTTCGAGCATTGATTCAATCTCAGCCTCCAGCTCAGCTTCAAGTTCTTCTACTTCCATCTCTACTTCTTCAAAACTGTCCATGTCAGTTTCTATTTCTATAACCAAGTCAATGTTGTAATCATCAAGAGCTGGTATTAAATCTATCTCAACATAAGTTTCAGGTATGACTTCAAATACAACTTCTTCTAATACAACAGGCTCTTCAACAAGCTCTACATAATTAGGGCAATAAGGACTTGACTGTGGGTTTTCTTCACATTGCTGGTTTAACCAAGCTGTCTCCCAATTTGGACAAGCCTGTGAATACAAACTGTCTTTAGCACATTCAGCTGCTAAAAAGTTTTCAGCATATTGTTCTGGATACCAGGCGCAAGAAATGTGTGATTCTGGAACAACTTCACAAATACTTTGATTTTGTAAAACAACTGGATCTGATTCACTACTATCCCAATACACTGCTTCTTCTTGGTTTTGATGATAAAACCATTGTTCATATTCTTGTTCTGATAGATCGGCAACATAACCAACAGTGACAGAATGATTTTTGATGTCTATTTTTCTATATGACATTTCAATATTTCCTAATGGATAGATAGTCATATCAAAGTCATTGCGTGAGTCTGGTCTGTAATATTCAGACAAGTTCTTCCACATATACTTCATGCTGTTTTTATCGCCTTGAGTATAAAACTTACCAACACCATTAATAGATATTAGGTCAGTCCAAAGTGGCATCAAAGTAAAATCGAACCTACTGCCAAACTGAGCGTAATTGTCTAGGTCTTGACCATTACAACATAAACCCCAGTCTTGAGGATTTGGTTCTAAGAAACCAACTACACCGTTGGAAAACATAAAACTTGTTACATACATATTTCCATAAAAAGGAAAGGTAAAGTCAAGAGGTACTTCCACCCA